ACTCCTATACAAAGATATCATCCGAGCTAATTTGTTCGGTAGGTTGTATGAGTTTTTCATGTGGTCGCATATCAGGAGTATGGACTATTGTTTCTAAAGCCCTAGCTTGCTGAGCTTCTATCGCACCTTGTAGCACCGGGTACGTATCGAAACAATCCTCGCACAACAAACTCCCATACTGCCACTGAAGCTCACGATTTAAGTCAGTCTTCCTCCCACAACGATTGCAATAATGCCAAACGTTGGTTAAGAACGTCCTGACTCCATCTTGGGGCATTTACTTCTTCTCCTTCGCCATGTGCTTCGCTTTCTTCTTCTTACCACGCACACGTGCATTTTCGGCTTTCGTTACTGGTTCTTTTTCCTTAATCGTACTCTTTGCCATGTTATTTTCCTTTCTTTGTATTTTTTGCTGCTCTGGCCCTCTGCCCGCTGGTAGGATATGTACGACCTTCTGCCTTCGCTTTTCCTACTGCGCGCGCTGCCGCTCTAGGATGCATCGCTCCTAGAGCCTTCCCCTTAGCTGCCACTCTATCTGCTCTCTTTGCCATGCTATTCTCCCTAATGCGAAGGTGTATTACCAAACTCCTTCTGTACTTCCTTGCAAAGCTCGTCAGCTTTCGCTTTTGTTTGCTGCGAAACTCTGTCATTAGCCGTCACGATGCACTTGACAAAGCTGTTATTCTCTGACGTATGTAGTTGAACGGCCTTGACCAGCAGTAAACTGTGGACGCAGCCGCTCAACAACATAGTACAAGCGAGTAGAAGATACTTCATAGTTCCTCCTACGGGCCGTTGCTACCCCATGTTCCGAGCCAGTCAGTAGCACCGGCACTCATTCTCATGGTTGTTTTCTGCTTGATTGCATCCGTATCAAAGTCGTCGTCATAGCTGCTCTTAGGAGCTTGGCGCATATAGACTTTGAGATAATGATACTGCTTATCGGAGATTATCCACCACGCTCCCTGAGAGGTAGTATAGTGGCTGACCATAAATGCTAGGTCTTCTCCGATGATGGAGTTGATATCATTCCAATCTGTTCCTGGCTTTCCACTAGAGCCGAGTATTTCTCTAGCGATAAACTTAAGCTCGGGCGGGATAACAATAAGTCTGAGCCTGATTGTAATGGGCATTCCTTGAGAGTCAATAAGACGCTCATAGTGATTAGTTGCCAGTTGTAAAGCGGTAATTGACAAATCCACATCAACCGCTGGTCTGTTAGGATATGTTCCAACGGCATAGATGACGTTACCCACACCCGGCCCGATGTTAGTAGCCTCGGCTCCACCAAGTAGAGGGTGCTGTGCGTTAAATAAAGAAACGCCGTCAACTGTTGTGACATTATTAGTAAACCCCTGATTAAAAATATTCATCGCTACCATCTCTTTAGTGTAGCGTTCGCTACGTGCTAAAGCGATAGGAGCCTTCTTAATGATGCCGTACTTATCGTCGTCGTAAAGTTCACGGGAAGTACGTACTGCCAAGCCATAAGTAAGGTGAACGTATCTTTTATCTCCACCTTGTACCATGTTGGTGTAAGCAACAGGGGTATTCTCTGGCTTCTCCTGAAGCGGGCCGAAAGTGCCGAACTTAGCATCCTGCTCATATGCACTCTCGGAAGTTTCTACGTTGAAGAGCTTACTAAACTCCTCAGCTCGTTGCTCGGTATCCACAGCATCTAGGTAGATGTGATTCAAACCGGCGGCCAATAATTTTGGAAACGCACCACGTACTTGTGTAGGCATCTTTGCTCCTTTCTTTTATTATCCGCCGTAGAGTTGCTGCGCTGATGGAAGTACTACAAAACGAACACGAGCATTCATAATCCAAGTATTCGGTGTTCCGTCCTGTACTGCATCGACGGGGTTAATACCAGTAATTTTTAGAACGGTGGAAGTACCAGATACGGCTTTTGCCTTATCGACATAAGCAGTACCATTGGCATCGAATGTAATACCATACTCCTTACCAATGTCGAGTAATGTTGGGGCGTAATCAGCAGCAACAGAGCCTGCACTATTATCGAATTGCCCCTCGAAAATAGTGTCACTGACTGCGCGCTCGAAGTAGTTGCGGCCATCAGTCGGCGGCGCACCTACAGCGATGTTATACGCAGGAGGCTGGTTTACTACTGCGCCATACGTCTGAATAGCAGCCGGTGGCCCTACTTGCGAGAACCACCCCGGAGTACCTCTACCGTTAATATTCAAGTTAGAGCCTGGCTGTAGCGTAATACCCGCTATTCCTGCTGCTACAGTCGTGCCATCCCATCGTTGAATGAATCCTGTAGTACTTAATTGTACGGGGATTCCTAGAAGGAAAGTCTGTCCAGCAAGCTCTGGCATAGCCGCAGTTAGCGGCGTATTACCCGAGATAGTTTGAACAGCTCCCATAGGAGTATGAACAGTGAGATTTGCTGGCATTTCTTATCCTCCAGTTTGATAGAAACGTACTTTACCACGATTAGCGTAGTCTACATACTCGCCACCAGTTTCTTTTTCCATGAACTGATTAGCTACGCCAGTCGCAGCTTTGTGTGCCCCCGTAGCACTCACGGCACTAATAGCTCGCAGATGTGCTGCCCTCAACGCGCCATAATACCGCGATTTCTCAATACGCATAAGTACTACATCATTGCAACGATAATGTCCTTGAGCGTCTACCTCTATTTCAATATTCAGAGGCTTCGCCAAATCAGCTTCGACAACAAAAGTAAAGCCCCGGCTACGCATAGAGCCGAGGCGCATAGGATTTACATTAACCCATCGTGCAACATAGCTAGTGTCCTTGAGGGACACATCCAAGCTATCTTCGTTCGAGAAAGGCTTTGCTACAATCGGTATGTCCAAGTCGTAAGCAGCCGCCTCAGTCATATCATTGAAGTTAATATCACCTTCCTTAACTTTTAAATCTTTAAGATTCTTAACCTGCGGGCCTCCTAAATCACGGGAGCTAATTTTTCGCGGCTTCTCCTGAGCTTCGTCCTGAAGTTGTTCCGCCGCTTCTAGTAGGTCGTCAACACGTATATCAGCCCCAGAGTCAATAACTGTATCATTAGTACTATCAGCAGAATCCTCCAGAGCGGCTCGTCCAGCAATATTTTCGTCTGTAGTAAATTCCACAGAAACTTCATCTCTGTTCCCCGTATCAGCGAATTTGCCATATTTACTCATGACTACGCTCCCTAAACATATTCTAATGTCTTCTTAGATTTTAGCCAATCCTCTTCCTTAATCCCCATCTTCTTCGCGTAACCCTTTTCCTCATCTGAAAGAGTTACTTCGGCTCCTTCAGTACGCGCTCCAGAATGTCCACCAGTACCATTACTACTAGCAGCCCCAAGAATAGATTTAAATTTTCCTTCAGCGATAGCTTCACGCTCGTCATAAGCAACAAGTTTATAACAATTAAGTATAATGTCGGCATTAGCGCGTAACTGGAGAGGTTGCGAATTAATCTTAGCCAGTACCTTAGCCTTAAAGTTCGGGTCACTTTTGTAGTAATCCATATCTCCTAATGTCTCATTAATCATAAGCATCGCATTAGCTGCTTGCTGATTACGAATTAGGGGCGCGAGCTTCTTATCAATCGCGGAAGCTGGGTCACTCATGTAGTCAATATCATCCACGTTCTCAGCATCAGCAGCGGCTTTCCTAGCAGCCGCTTCGCGTTGCCTATTTTGCTCTGCAAAGAAATCATTCATAGGCTTTAGTTTCTCATCAAGAGCAGCGTTCATCCTAGCTTCGCTAGCATCTAGGTGCGGCTTCATAGCCTTCTCAACTAGCTCCGGCTTCAGCTCAATACCTCTTACATCCTCTTTCGCATCACCACGTTTTGTACTTTCTTCCTGCTTCCCATCTTCTTCCTTATTCCACCACTTCGTAGCCATCTCACCCCTCCTCGTACTCTAATTCCTTTGCTCTTTTTTGTCTTTCAAGCTCTAATTCCTCAATACTCTTCAATTCCTTTAACTCTTCCGGCAACGTAATAACAGCATGTAATGCCTGCGCTTTTCCCTGTAAAAGACCACGTTCGTAATCCGAACCTTTGTCAAAAATCAATTCAGTTACTCTATTGGATAGCTCCGCCTTGAGGTACAGTAGGAGGAGCTGGAAGTCCTCCGACTGGTACAGTTGGCTGATTCGCTCCCGGTGCGCTAATAGCTCCCTGAACTCCCTGACCCCCGGCTGGTTGTCCAGCGACATTTGGTACTCCTTGTCTGTTTCCCTTCAGGAAACTAGGTACGGGGATAAGGCTTTTTATGTCTTCATGCCCGTAACTCCGTAGAATATGTTTCATCAAAAGGTTCTTAGCTTTAAGCATATCTATATAATATTCTTTCAATTCCGGAGGCATTCCCTGCTGGCCTAAAGCTTGTAGTACCTGTGCATCTCCTGCATAAAGACGCTCTAAGTGCTGCGTTAAAAGCAAGTCATTCTGCTTCTCCATCTCCTTATTAATACTAGCTGAAGATGGCCTAATCAGTAGACCAAGGCGACCTTGTCTTAGTAAATCAAAAGCTTTCGCTAGTAGCATTGCATCCGTACCGTAACCACGAACTTTATTTCCAAGACCAAAGTGTGCATAAATCTTCGCTATCTTATCGCCTGCTCTTGTATGAGCGTTCCTCATGTCACTCGTCCGTAAGGACGTTCTATTATTCTGCTGCTGCATCACTGCGAAAGTACCCTGAGCAGAATATACACCACGTTTAGGATTAACAATACCACCGCCAGCACCACCGATAGCAGGGTCAATTCCAGAACGTTGCTGAGCATACGAGACTGTGAGGTTTTCGCTCTCAGTGTTTGTAGCATACGGATTACTCGTATCTAACCTTTCTATTTCATCTTTATCAGCGGGAACCATGACACCGGGATAGAAAGTAAGAATACTCCGAAGCTTAGAATTCTTATTGATTCTGAAAGCTGTAGTATTATTGAGAGTGCCAGCATCAGTACGCTGATTGTGAATAATAGATACCTCATCTTGATAGCCTTTTAGCATTTCTGCTAGGCCGTATCCGAGATATTGCTCGTCATCATACGCGAGCTTCGCATCCTCATAGATGCTCATATTCTCTGGATAGTAATTATAATAGCAGATGAGATGTACTTCGCTACGAAGATGTAAATGTGCGCGGAGGGAGAACTTCTGGGAGTTATGCCAATAATCGAATTCTACTTCGAGAATATCATATTCATCTCCGACGCCTTCCTGCGTCGGAGAGTCGGTAATACCCTGGGTCTTCTCAATATACTCTTGTACTTCTTCATGCAAATGCGTTCTATCCGGCTGGCCTAGTATCTTCGTTACGTCTTCCTGCGAATAGAGTCCTATCTCCGCGCGCTCTTGTAATTGCCAGCGGCTAAGAGTAGCAATTTCACACCTAAAAGGGGAATCGCGTAGCTTGGAGTAATTAAGATTGGTAACAAACTTATTAAGCGGAACATTTACTGGCCTCGGGCCATCGTACCTCGTCCACTCTTTGAAGTGCGCCTTCATAGCACCACCGTCAAGTGCTGACATCTCCAGCAACATTGACTCAATAACGTGCTGATAAGGAAGCTTTATTATAGCAGTCCCGTTCCTACACGCTCCCGAGAACCACGTTTGTTCAACGCGGTACATATCCAGTTCGTCTGAATCTAAGGCAGCGTCTCCTAAGAATCCCTCTAAAACGTCTTTCAGCTCCGTAGAATCTGTACTTTCTTGTAACTCCCCAAGTAATTTTACGGGCCATAAAGGTTCCACCAGATATAAAGACATGACGCGAGAAAGCAACTGGTCGCAATGAGTAGCAATAATCTGTATAACATTATTAGATGCATTAGGCCAAGGCGTGTTCTTAACTTCTCCAATTGGAACCCCCTTGTAAAGCCTAGCATACTTCTTCAGCGTAGTAGTTCGGAACGAGCGAGTCTTGTCCAGCCAGAAATTACACTGGTCTTCTACATGCTTCCACATAGCATCTTCAGCATCTTTTCCGAACTGTACCTTGTTAAGCCTTATCTTTGGCATCAGCTACGCTCCAAAATGGGTGGGAACTGGTGCTGCAAGTCATGCGAGTATTTCCCGGGCAAGGGTTAATATTTTGCATTTAGAAATAACAGCACCAGCATCCCATAAGAGGCTGGTAGCAGAATCAGGGGTCAGCTCTCCTACCAGCCGTCATAGTGTACTACGTCCAATGGCGCCAACCAAAACCACGTAGTACAGCTATCTCTTACTTACGCGCTCCCCCGCGTGTCTGCCCAGCTCCTGCTTGCGGAGGCGACTGAGTAAACGTAATCGTTCCACCAGAGGCTTCGCCGGCAATAACATTAATATCGCATACAGCCGTAATCGTCTTAACACCTTCGCCCAAATCAGCATCCGCTGTTGCTTGAATCTGCGCTGGCCCTACGGGGCCTTGAGAATATACATTCGCGATGAGAGGATTTCCCGCAGCTACTTGTACGGTAAGAACGTCTTCATCCGAAGATACCCACTGTGTCGGCCCATCTACTTTAGCCGGATTCCCATGTGAGTCCGACCACTGAATAGAAAGCGTTGCGATACTTCCAGACTGCATCGTGTTAGCCATGTTTTCTCCTTTGAAAACAAACTGTCCCATAGTAAAAGTAAATATTGCCCTGTAATCCTTAGCCACTACAGGGGGCGGCAACATCTGCACTTGCAACGGAGTTGCGAAGCTAATAGTCAGATTATGGTCTAATCTTAGCCTCATTCTTCGCTCCTTATGCTGTTTCATACAACTCACTTCTAGTGGCCCGCGTCCATTTATTTAGCCCTTCAGCTAAATAATCCTCTATCTCTTCTGCATCCGGTTCGAAGTTCCAAACTTGTGGCCCGTATCCCAGAGTATCCAATACGTCACGAAGCGGCCCGTTAGGATAAGTCTCCACTTCTTCCATAAACTCATCTTGCCCACTCGTATTAACCCACATCTCGTGTCTTTCGATGATTGGTATAAGACTCTCAATCCGCATTTGCTTCGCATTGGCTGTACGTGGAGTTTTGAGTTCCTTAAAAGTTATGTTTTTAATATAAGCTTCATCCGAGGCGGGGTCTGTTACTGCTTGTCTGTATTCGAGGTGGTAGAAGAGGTATCTCTGTGCGGCGATAGTTTCCAAGTAAACTTCTGATATTTTCCATTGTTTGCAGAGAATAAATATTGCGTTGATAAACGTCTCAATCGAGCTGCTTTTCGCCCATACGTCCAGCAGGTAGATTCTCCTCGGCTCGTCCATAACACCAGTAACTGTGATTGCATGGCGACACCTACCTCTTTGCTCCGCATGATTTGGGTCTACAATCATATACCTACGCAACGTTCTAGGCATAACATCAGGAATCGTATCTCCCTCATGTACGTGGTGTCTTATTGCAATGCGACGCTTCTTATGGGTAATTGCCTCGGATTCTGCGGATACGAACTCGAAGTAACGGAGGTCTTTCTTAGATAATCTAAGCTCTGCGGGATTGATAGGCATATTGAGAAACTGACAGGAGAAGTGATACGTACCGAGACGCTTCTTCCACTTATTAAGCTTCTCAACGCTAAAAGCCTCTGGGTATATAGGTACTCCATAGGGATGTAACTTGCAACAACCTCCGATGGCGGAGTGCGTAGTAAAGTTAAAATAGGGTTCATTAGCTCGTACCCAGCTATTGAGGTCATTCCACGCCCACCTATTTCCAACAAGTAGTTCATCATTTTCGCGCCCGCTTGAATCAGCTTCTGGGTTAAAAGCTCCTACTAAGAGCTTATGATACTCAATCGTCTTCAGCATCTCCACTTCGGACTCTATAGCTTCCTTCCCTACTAGGTCGTCTTGGATAATTCCATCATAATGTCTTGATTGGAGTGCTCCACCAACACCGATGAAATCATAGGTTCCTTCGCCGTGTGTGTCACCTTCAGAAGTACGTTTATGGTGGAGAGATTCGTTATTCCAAGTTCCCCCGGCGTCAGGGATAACATCGTTGTAGAGGTATCTAAAAATTTCGTTATTTTCATAATGTTTCGAAATGCGAGTTCCTATTTTTACGGCGTTCTTTATTACTTCGCTGACGATAAGCCATCGGAAGTTTTGTTGATGCGCTCGTCGCATCCAAAGAATAAATTCATCTCTTCCGTAGGCTCCTCCGATGCTTCGCATAAGTGCTTCATCTGCATCTGTAAAAGCAAGGGCGCGCCACATGGGAAGTGCTTCCGAGTAGATAGTCGTCTTAAAATGGTCGCGTGGTATTTCGATAACATCTTGTATACCATCCTTCTCCACAGCCTTGCACATCTGGTAATGCAGATTCTTAGCCCTATCAGGATTCCTTTGCATCTTACTTCGTCGTAAGACGACGGTAGCGAAGTAGAACAGCGAGCCGAAGCCATTAATTCTATGAATCGCTCGCTGCGTCTTCTGGTCTAGTAGCTCCGATACAGGAATCGGAACAAAAGAGCTAGAGACAGCCTTGGACACATACCTACTGTCTCTAGCAAGGCTCTTCGCATTTAGTAGCTCTGTCTCTTCATTGGCTACCATTTTTGAAACGTCTTCAAGCGTGTAGGACATAGCTAAATTTGATAATACGATTACGATTCCGCGGCTAAGCCGCGGGGCCGGACTCTTTGTGGACATACCGGCTTCGCCGGGAAGAACATATTGCTACTACTAATAGAGTGTAAGTAGATATGTCCACCAATACCGAGAGTCCGGCCAAGGAGAACGGTATTGGATTTAATCATCTGCTGCATCTACTAGTAGTAACGTCGTTCTACTAATTACGAAACTTTATGCTAGGAGGAATAATCGCTCAGAGTGTCTATTCATTCAGTTATGAGAAGTAACTCTGCGCTGCGCCATCCTAGCGAATCTTTAAAAAGAGGGGAGTCTGCCACTCCCCATTAAGTCTGTCTTCCTGGTTATTCGCCTTGCTATTGGCTTTCGCCAACCTCTAATTAACTTTAAGCTTCTTCACATCCAGAGCTTCTAGGGAGTCTTTCGTAATAGCTTCTTCCATCAAAAATATCTGCGACTCTGAGTCAGTCGCGCCTTTAGTAAACTCCGCTTCTATTGCGCTCTGCGCTGAATCTTCCTGCTCTGGGAGTTTAGGAGCATTAGCTAGTACATCGCGGATACTCTGCGCTACCTGACTTACAATGTTC